ACGAAATTAAAGAAAAGCAAGACAAAATAAACAAAAACGCTGAAAACATAAAAAACATTTGTGATAAATGCGCTTTTATGCACCACGAAATATGTAAGTTAGATGAAATTAGAAAGTTGAAAACTGTACATCCACAGTGTCGTTGTACGTTTGTACCTATTGTAAAATAAAAATAAAAAAAAATATATTATGGACGAGAACGAAATTAAAGAAAAGCAGGAGAAATTAGATAAAGCGGCTAATTATATGAAGAATATTGGTTGTGGTATAATATATATAATTCTTTTAGCTGGAATAATTATTTATTGCATAATATTGTTAGGAGCATTATTTTAAAAAAATTTTTAAAAAAGTATACTATATGAAAAAAATTATTTAATTTTGTAAAAAATTATATGTATGGATAAAATATTTATAGTTCAGCCGTATCCAAATGAGCACGCTTGCAGGGTGCAAGAGCCAGGCAGATATGAACGTTTTGCAAGAAAAGAATTAGAACATGAAGGTAAAAAATACTATGCAATTATAGGTTTTTTAAAAGATGGTGGAAGCGAAGTACAATCTTATAGATACCCGAAAGATGTATGGACTCAGGCACAAGCTGCAGAGCACTGCAAAGAGCATGATGGAAAAACATTTGAGGCAGCAAGAACTGAAGTAGAGCAAATAGCAAATGAATTTAATTTAGAGCATGTAGAAATAGAAGGTAAAGATTATATAAAATTGCCAGTTGTATTTTTGAAGGAAGGTATTTTAGAAGGCAGTGCAGGAGCATTATTACATAAAGCAGATATCTTTAAAGATTATGCAGAAAGATTTAATAAGATAGCAGTTACTTATATGCACCCGCAACTTAACAATGAGTATGTTAGTGTAAAAGTTAATGGAACAGATGTATTAGGGTTTTTAGACAATGTAAGTTATAATGAGAAAAAGCGAGCATTAGAAGGGTATGTATACATAGATAATGCTTTGCTGCAGAATAAATACTTACATTTAAATGAACTCATAAATAAAAAATATAATATAGAAGTAAGCGTTGGCATTTATAGTGAGGTTGATAAAATAGAAGGTATATTTAATGGAAAGAAATATATTGGTGTGGTGCAAAATTATGAACCAGACCATTTGGCTATTTTAGGAGAATTTCCAGGAGCTTGTAGTTACAATGCAGGTTGTGGTATTAGAAATAATCAGCATAAAGCTGATGAAATATATAATAATAATAAAACAAATAAAAAAATGGTAGAAATGGACGAAAAAAAATTAACATTAAACGAGCTTATAGAAAAGCTCGAAGATAAGGACAAAAGTATAGTAAAGCAAGCGTTGTCCTTGTTGGAAAATAAGAAGAAAGAGCTAATAGATGTTATAGTAAATGCAAATCCTAAATGGGATAGGAAAGAGCTTGAAAAAGAGTGTGTGTCGCAGTTGGAAAAAATTGCAGAAGCTATTAACAATGTAGCTAAAAAGGTAGAAGTAGATCAAAAAGCTAATGTTAGCAAAGAAAAAGAAAAGGAGCAAGCTAACTACGTAGCTAATGCTACTACTACAGTAACAGAAACAACGATATTAACATTGTAAAAAAAGGAGGTAAATATGAAAAATACAATAGTATTAAAAGGCAAAGGCATAAAGAGCGAATTTTTATGCAAAGAAGAAGTATATCCGGGAATGTTGGTAGAGTTAACAGTAGAAAATGGAGTAATTAAGTTGCAAAAAAACACAAATGCTAATAATTTGAAGGAAACTTGCTTTATGACTGAATATGAAGCGTTTGGTAAAACTATATTAGACAAAGCAGAAGCAGACGGTACTGCGCACGTATATTTTGCTAACGCTGGTGATGTTATATATGCAAGAGTTGATAGTGGAGTAGCTGTAGGAGATAAATTAGTATCAAATGGATCTGGTTTATTAAAAGAAGCAAACGTTGCAAATGCAGTTGGTACTAGCACCGCTATAACTACTGGGACTACATATGCAGATGTGGCTAATGGATTAACAATTAGCAATTATGGTGTAACTGCTATAGCTTTAGATAACGCAGAGGAAGTTGAAAATGGAATTTGGTTTGCAAGAGTAATAATATTATAAAATAAAAAGGAGGTACAAAATGGAAATTAAAATTGATAACAGCACTTTGTTTAGTGATTATAATGCAATTACACGCAATAGACCGTATATAGATAAAGATGGTAGAGCAAAGATAAGTGTTTATAAAGGTGGAGATATAAAAGACCCTAAGAGTTACACGCAAAAGATTATAGACAATGACATGGCTATATTTACTCCAGAGGAGTGGAAAGCTATAGATACAAGGTTGCGAGAAATAGCTACTAGCAGACAAGTTGGTATAGCTAAATTAAAAGAATTAGGACTAGTATATAATCTTGCAAACCCGTTTGCAAGCCATGTCCTTGAGCACACCAAAACAAATGATGGGCATGATGCTGAAGTAAATATGAATTTTAAAGTTACTAATGAGACTGATAAACAAGCAGTAAAGACTGCAAGTATACCTATTCCAGTAATAAGTTGGCGTTGGAGCTTTGATATTAGAGATTTACAGACATCAAGGGTATATAATAGACCTCTTGATTTGAAAGGTGCAACTGTAGGAGCAAGAAAGATAGGAGAAAAGTTAGAAAGTATGATGTTTGGAGCAAAGGCTACTATATTAGATGATAAAAAGATAGATAGCATAATTTCTTTTAATGATAGCAATAAAATAGCAACATTACATGATTGGAATGCACCAGGTACAACTACTGCAGATATTTTAGATGATATAAAAGCAATGAAACAGCTATCGACAAAAGATAAACATTATGGACCTTGGATATTATTTGTTTCGCAAACTTATGAAGGCAGATTAGACGATGACTATGGAGTAGATGCAACAACTAAAGCATACATATCTTTGCTCAATAGAATTAAAGAAGTTAGAGGAATAAAGGATGTTATTGTTAGTGATTTTTTGCCAGCAGACACTGTAGCTCTCGTGCAAATGACAAATGATACTATAGAACTTATAAATGGTATGGAGTTAACAACTGTACAGATTATGAATGCAGGAGGTTTGAACTTTGAAATGTTATCGTTTGTAATGCAAGTTCCAGCAGTTTATAGTGATTATGAAGGGAATTGTGGAATAGTTATAGGTACACATGCATAAATAAAAAAGTAATGTTATGAAATTAAAATTAACAGCTAAAAGTTACGTATATAAAGGCAAGGAGTATCACAATGGGGATGTTATAGATGTTAAGAGCATAGAGCAAATACCGATTATTTTTAGACAATTTTTTAAGATAGTAGAAGATAACAAAGGTATTGAAGATACTATTAGAGAAGCTAAAAGTGATACAACAGCTAAAAAAGTAACTACAGCAAAAGCAGTAAACAAAAAAAAATAATATATTATGGCAAATAGAGTAAGTGCAGCAGATGTTAAAGTTATAATAAAGACAACGTTAGCAGATGATGTAATAAGTAAGTTTATAACAGATGCAAACGTTTTTGTAAATGTATATTTGCAAAATAAAATAAATGATAATGAATTATTAGCAGAAATTGAGAAATACACTGCTGCACACTTTATTGCTATAACTATAGAAAGGCAGACTACTACAGAAAAGATAGGTGAACTAACTTTACAATATAATGATATAAATGAGATAGGACTAAAATCGACTACTTATGGACAGATGGCTTGTAATTTAGATTACACAGGTACATTAGCAGATATAGATAAAAAGAAAGGTAACTTTAAATTCATTGTAACATGAGCAGTATTGATACTTTTATAGATGTAATTTGTAATGAGGATTGGACATACTTTGCTAGCAGCGGCATTGATAACAACGGTGATTTTAGTTATAGCACTGGAATAACGATTAAATGCAAAAGTGAGCAAGTGATTGTAAATATAGTGAAAGATGATAAAATAGTTAGTGAAGCTAAAACAAAACTGTATACTAAAAGCACAGTAACCGCTGGTGGCTTTTTAGTAAAAGGAGCAAATAAAACATTTACTAGCTCACCGTTAGAACTTGCTAACTGCTATAAGATTTTGCAAGTTGCAGAGCACACTGATAAAAGTAGTAACATTAAATATTATGAAGTATGGCTGTAACAGTTAGATTAGAAGGCATAGAGAGTGCTATAAAAGATATAAATAAATATCTCGTAGATTACAAAGGCGAGACCGACAAGGTGTTTTTTGAATTCTATGCTAAAGTTAGGCAAGATGCTATGACTGTTACTCCTACAGTGCCAAAAGACACTGGCAATTTAAGAAATAGTATGTTTTTTACTTATAGCAAAGGCAGAAAAGATGGAAGGGGTGCAAAGCAAGACAATAATTTAATTAGCAGGTGTGAAAGTGAGTGCAGAATTGCTTATACTATTAATAAACCGACAGCTGTTATTGGCTTTGCTGCAGAATATGCTGTATACGTGCACGAGGCTGTAAATAGACGTTTTAGAGAACCTGGCAGTGGTGCAAAGTATTTTGAAACGCATATAGTTAGCAACGAAAATTATTTTAAAGAATTATTAAAGAAGCATAGCAAATGACAGGTATAGCAGGTATTATAAAAGACTATTTAGTTAGCAAAGGATTTACATATACATATGTAAATATAATGCCTGTTACACCACAAAAGTGTGTTGTAGTTTTTGATTCTGCTGGCAGGAGTCCGGAATTTACATTTGATGGTAGTAAATTTAGAAGACCGTCTATACAAATTACAACGAGAGATTATAAGTATGATGACAGCTATAATTTAATTAGCAATGTAATTAATTATTTAGAACAGTTAGAAGGTACAACGTATGGTAATATTCAATTTATACAGGTTGAGCAAACGACTGATATATTTAGTTATGACTTTCAAGATGAATATAACAATTTGCTAAAATGTTTTGCGGTTAATTTTAATTTAGAAATTTTTAAACAATAAAAAATATGGCAACAAAAATTTTAATAGGGAAAGATACGAGATTATGTATCAAAGAAGGCAGCAGTTATGTAAACATGGCTGGTGCGAGAAATATAGGATATCCGTCAGCATCGCCAGATGAGTTAGATATAACGCAGTATGGAGTAGCTGGTGATTTTGACAGTTTTCAGGCTGGAATGATAGCAGCAGGAGAGTTTACAGTTGAAATGCAGTATTTAGGTAGTGAATATAACAAATATTTAAATTTGATGTTTAGTAAGACATTGAATGAATTTTTAATTGCTTTTAAGACAGATACAGGTTACAAAGAGTATACTTTTAAAGCATATATTTCACAAATGCCTATTACGTGTGTAGTTACAGAGGTAATGACATATGAGATAACATTACAGTTAACAGGGGAGATTGAAAAGAATACAGGAGTTTCGTTAGTACCTTCAGTATTACCGGATTTACTTTATGGAATAATTGGTAAAGGTACAAAGGTAGAATTGAGTAGTGATGGTACTAATTATAAAGTAGTAAAATTTGCATATGAATGCAACGGGCCTGATTTTGCTTTAAGCTACGAAGATATAACTTCGTTTGAAACAGTAGGAATGGTGAAGGAGCAACTGCCAATGACGTTTAGCGTAGGTAACTTTGCAGTAACAGCAATAGCTTCAGATGGGTATGGTAGTAATGAAATTGGCTATGATGAATTGTTATCATATGTAAGTAATCAGACTTTATTATATTTTAGAATTAGTTACCCTGGCAATGAACAGTGGCTTGGTAGAGCATATGTAATGGACTTGACTAGAGATTTGAATATAAAAGGTAAACAAGGTATTTCGTTCAATTTACGAATTACAGAAAAACCAGTATTGGCTGGTGTAACTGTAGTTGATTTATTAAACCAAAATGTTTTAGATGTTATAGAGCTAATCAGTAATTTGCCTATGCCCGATGATATTGACGATACTAATTACACTACTTACATAGCTGATACAACTACTGCATATCAGGGGTATAGTGCTTTAACTAATAATCAGAAAAATCAAATTAGCTTTATTTTGATATACAAACTAAATCAAGTGATGGAAGTAATAGACGCATTCTATTTTGATGATAATAGCACGCATATAGATTGGGACGCATAAAAAATAATATTATGATACCGGAAGTTGAATTTTTAGATTTTAATAATGAGAGGATACCTGTTGTAGTAACACTCTCAGTAATAAGCAAAGCTAACATAGATTTTAATGAAAAATACGATAAAGATTTGTTGCAAATAATATTAACAGACAAGCCAGGTGCATATTACATAGAAGCTCTAACATTTTTGCTTAAACATGCAATAATAGTAGGTTGTGAAAGAGCTAATGTAAAGTTAAAGAAAGAATGGGAGAAGACAGATATGCTAATTGATGACTATGATATTTTTTTAAAATTTATAGAAATAACTGTAAAAAGTTTGACAGCGTTAACAGAGACTAATAATGATAAAAAGACTACAGAAAAAAAAATGAAATAAAGAATGTAAATGAATTGATAATGTTTTTTAGAGTGAGCTTGCCGTTTATGAGTTTTGAGGAGATATTAG